AATGATTTAGAAGATCAGATGGTACAGTGGGAACCTTTAGGGTCGATAGGCTCACCAGACCGTCTTGATGCTTTAGTTTGGGCTTTAACCGACCTCTCACTTAACGGATACGCAAAACCACAATTAAAATTAGCGTACTCCAGTGCCAAGGGTTTAATGTAATAAGATGGCAAAGAAACTTTCAGAGACAGAAGCAACCCAGATACTAGGGATTGCTGGAGATAATACACAAAACGGTCAAATCCGTGCTGACGAGTTTCTGCCTGAACTGCGTGGCAAACGTGCTATCCGTAAGTATCGTGAGATGCGTGACAACGACAGTACTATTGGTGCTGTTATGTATGCGACAGAGCAAGTACTACGTGACGTAGACATTAAGGTTATGCCAGCCAATGATACACCTGCAGCTAAACGTGAAGCTGAATTTGTGGAAAGTATCTTTGATGACATGGATCATACCCTAGATGACCATATCTCTGAGGCTTTGTCGTCCCTGACATTTGGCTTTGCTTGGTTTGAGGTTGTATATAAAAGACGTAATGGCCCAAACAACCGTTCTGATAAGTCACGGTCTAAGTTTACTGATGGACGCATTGGTGTCCGTAAGATTGCATCTCGTGCGCCTTGGACTATTTCTAAGTTTGACGTAGACCAGAAGACAGGTGATGTCTTAGGTGTACACCAAGAAGGTGCAGGGTTTAACAATACTAGCTTCATTCCTACTCGTAAGTCTTTATATTATCGCACTACAGCTATTAACAACGATCCTTCTGGTCGTTCTATACTACGTAATGCGTACACTTCTTACGAATACCTTAACAATCTACAGAGCATCGAAGCTATCGCAGTTGAACGTGAACTTGCAGGTATTCCTGTGGCTCGTATTCCTGCTGAGTACCTCAGTACTGATGCTACTTCCGCACAAGCTGGGTTTGTCGGAAACCTGCAGCAAATACTCAGAGATGTTAAGTTTAACGAGCAGGGATATATTATCCTGCCCTCAGACACCTACCCCGATAAAGACGGAAGTCCTACCTCCAATCGGCTCGTAGATGTTGAGCTTATGGCCTCTAATGGTAAACGTAATATTGAGATTGACCCTATAGTAAAGCGGTATCAGCATGACATTGCTCGTTCCGTACTTTCAGAGTTTCTTATGCTTGGTGGTGGCAACACTGGTTCGTATGCATTATCCAAGTCTAAGACAGACCTGTTCCTCCGTGCCTTAGAAAGTTACATCCAAGCTATCGTCGATGTCTTAAATAAACAGCTTGTCGAGAGACTTTGGGAGTTGAACGGTCTGAACTATGATCTAATGCCAACAGTAGTTGCTGGTGATGTTGCTCCACACGACCTACGTGAGATCGCAGCGTTCCTACGCAACCTAAATGGTGCTAATATTGATGTGTCGTCCCACCCAGAGGTTATCCAAGACCTTATGGATATTGCTGAACTACGGTACGACCAAGAAGTAACAACTGAACAGGAAACAGAATAATGGCTAGTCTAGCAGACAGAGTGTTTGACAATGGCCTTTCAGTGCTAGACACAGAGGCCAACCGTATTGACATTACCTCACAAGAGGTGACAACATATGCAGAAGCAACGAGTACATATACTTTAGGTAATTCAACCACACTTTCCATCGGCGCACCTGCTGATCGTACAGGCGGGGGTCGTGAAGTTACTGCTGCAGCTATCTCAGATGGTTCTGTCACTGGTACAGGTACTGCTACACATTATGCAATCGTTGATACGTCAAATTCTCGACTACTTGCTACAGGTTCTTTGAATGCTTCTCAATCGGTAACATCTGGTAACACATTTTCTCTAGGGTCATTTACTATCGGTATCCCTGATCCTGCATAGGTGACTTATGGTTAAGCTAGTCAACAGGGCAAAGATGTCCACAAGCACTACTGGAACTGGGACAATAACTCTAGGTTCTGCTGAGAATGGATACCAAAGTTTTGCTGATGCTGGTGTAACAGGTGGTGATGTTGTTTCATACGTTATAGAGGATGGAGACAACTGGGAAATTGGCAGAGGTGTATATACATCTGTTGGTACGACACTTAACAGAGGCCCATTAGAGTCTAGTAATAGTGGATCAGCTATATCTCTATCAGGGGATGCTAAAATATTTATCTCAGGTACTGTGAATGAGATTTATCCTTATACTAACACGACTATAAACACAGACCAGACTTTAGATTCTAATGTTGAATACGAAACAGGTAGCGGAACTACTATAAATTCTGGCGTTACCCTAACTATCCCGACTGACTCACAACTTACAATAAACACGTACTCAGAAAAGCGTCCACTCTAAGGTAATACAATGGGATTGAAATTAAACACTACCTCTGGTTCTATTACATTAGTTGCAGAAGACGGATCAGGTAATGCTGATGTAACTATACCTCGTGCAGGTATTGGCAGTGTATCCAGTTTAAGTGACCTAAGTATTACTGCCACAGCGACAGAACTAAATTATGTCGATGGTGTAACGAGTGCGATACAAACGCAGTTAAACAGTAAGATTACAGCAGATGTAACAGGCGAGTTTATTGCTGACAGTTATAACGAAACTTATGCTGCAGTTACATCAACCTCAAACGCCACTACGGTGGATTGTGAAACAGGTAACGCATTTAGTCATACCTTAACTGAGAACACAACTTTCACTTTTTCTAATCCACCTGCATCAGGCACAGCTTATACCTTTAGCTTAGAGGTTATTCAAGATGCTTCAGCTAGTGGTTATACAGTTACATGGCCTACATCTGTCGATTGGCCCAGCGCAACTGCTCCTACGCTTACAGCTACCGCATCTGCTAAAGATGTATTTGTATTTTACACTCGTGATGGTGGTACTAACTGGTATGGGTTTACTTCAGGACAGGCTTTGGGATAAATAGGAGCAGATAAATGGTAGGCTTTTCCCCATTAGCCTCTAGTACGCTGGGAGATGATGGGGGCGTAATTAATTACGAGTTGATCGCAAGTAATATTGCTGCTCAACCTGCCTTAATTTCCTCTGCAGCCCTTACGCAAGACCACAACTTAGGTGTTGTAAGTTTTGTAACAGGTGCGCCTCTACTACAAACAACAAGTCTTACTCAAGATCATTCATTAACGAGTATAGCACTCCTATTTGGGACACCAATATTAGGTAGCCCAAGTGTAACACAAGAACATAGCCTACTGGTAACAAACCTAATTTCAGGTACACCAGAACTAGCTAATGTAAATGTTACACAAGACCACGGTCTTACAGCATCAGGATTTATTCTAGGTTCTCCTACAGTATCCGATGCACCGATGGCAGAAGATGAGACATTCTCTGCACCATCCTTAGAGACTGGTAATGTTGTAGTCGAAGACACAAGTATCTCACAAGATCACAGTGTCACTGCAACAAATATAGTTTCTCTGACACCAGAGTTAATTAAAGCTGGTTTAACTCAAGATCACAACCTACAGCCTACAGAGTTTATCTCAGGTTCTCCACAAGTAGGTCAGTCTGGTCTAACAGAAAACTATAATTTACTTGCAACTGGCTTCGTTACAGATACACCACAAGTTGATTTTGTAACCGCAATAGAGCAAGAGAATTTTACTGCAGACAACATCGTAACTGGCAACCCATTTACACAATCTGCAGAACTGTCACAAGACCACAGCCTAAGCCCTGTGGGTATATTAACGCCTCTGCCCGATTTAGGTGAACCTGTTGATCCTAACGCAATCGTCGTCCAAGAAATTAAGGAAATAGAACAAATGTTTGGTGGCTGGCCCAGAAGAGCATATGAAGTCCCTGACGGACGACTGGTACAAGGCGAAAGAGAAATCGAAGCAACCTTCGGGGATAGAGTTTCGGTTGACCGTAAGGCTAAATCTCTAATCAAGTTTGGTAAGTCGGCTGATCTAGTTGCTGATACACTAGAGACCGTATGGACTGTCGGTGGTCACGAGACATACGTTACCGATAACACTATTGAGTATGTCTCTAGTTCCTCTGCAGCCGACACACAAACTATCAAAATAGAGTGTCATACAGTCTCAGGTACAGGTGCTGATACTAAGTTTACCTTCCTCGTACAAGAGGTAACACTAGATGGTCAGAACCCAGTAGCCCTAGATACTCCTGTAGCTCGTGTATCTCATGCATATAACACAAGTGGAACAGAACTTGTTGGTCGTGTAACAGTATACGAAAATACAACAGTGGTTGGTGGTGTACCATCAGACGAAACTAAGATACACATTGACATTCCTCAAGGTCTTCAAGGATCACTCAAAGGTGCTACAACATTCTCAGATAGTGATTACTATATTCTCACTGGGGGCTTTGGCTCTGTAAGTAAGAAGCAAGAGGCTGCAGTAGACTTTTATTTAGAAGTTCGTACAGCAGGTGGTGTATTTATCCAACAAGCTGCAATTAGTGCAACTACTGGTGGCCCTTGGGACATCGACTTAGACCCTGCAGTTATCATCCCGAAAAATGCAGATGTTCGTATCACAGCAGAATCAGGTACAAATAATGCACATGTATTCGGAGTATTCAAAGGTTATCTCGCAAAGGTTCTTAACTAATGCCTAAAACAGCCCTCAAAAATAAGATGGAAGCCCACAATAAGAAGTCTAAGCATAAGGTAACTATGCGTATGCTAGAGGCTGTCTATGATCGTGGTGTTGGTGCATACCGTACAAACCCTGCTAGTGTTCGTCCTAACGTCAAGTCACCTGAACAGTGGGCTATGGCTCGTGTCAACAGTTTCCTGCGTATCGTAAGTGGCTCCAAGTCTGCTAACCACGATAAAGACCTACTACCTTCGTCGCATCCATCGTCGTCTAAGAAGAAGATGCTAAAGGCACAATATGCTAACGATGTCTTCACAACAGAGATGGAAGCACGTAGCCGTTCTATGGA